GTAATAGTAAGCATATTGACCCATTCTTATTATGTGCCAAAAATCAAAATCTTCATTATTTAGGTTAAACATCTTAACTGCATTTTCTATGTATTTAACATTGTCTGTATCTGATTTTACCCATTCTAATAAATCATTGTCAGATAGGTTTATTAAACCATCAGCTATGCTGTGAAGCCTATCATTCATAAAACTTTTTTTAAGTTCATCAATAGTGTCGATGTCATATAACATATCCTCAAACTCACTTGCTATCTCGTAGTATTTACCATTTAATTTAATAAACTCTTTATATTTATGTTTTATATTCATTTTTTAAACTCCTATAAATTATTACTTTATGATTATAAAAATCATATCCAAAGGCGCCATAACGCCCTTGGTATAACTTCTAAACTTGCTCGTAGGCACTATATTCAATGTTTTCTAAGTCATCTTTTAATAAGTAAGTAAGTACGGCACCTATTGATTGCTCATCACCCATTATTGCTTTATCATATAATTCATCATAATTATTAGATGTAAATGATATAAAACCACTATAAGAGCTGTAATTTTCTTTTAAAAAGTCTTTAAACTCTTTATTGTTTAGATTATCTAATGTTTTAAACAATTCTTTTTTATCAATATCAATTACAAAATCTAACTCATCATTACCATAATTGTAAGACTTAGGACTATACCACCCCGTAAACTCTACCTTTTTAACAAAATCAATGTTTTTAAATATGTCCAAAGACTTGTAAGCCTCTAATATATTGTCCATATACTCGTTATGATCTATTTCATCATCATCATAATCATCATATTTATGACTTAAATCAAAAATTGTATTGTAAGTGCCATTAAAAAATGGAACTAGATCTGTATTTAATTTTATTTTCATATAAAACCCTTATAAATTATTACTTTGTAACATTAAATGCTACTTGTAGGACATTATGCACCATAACGCCCTACTAACAGCTTTTAATCTTTTAATAAGTTAAAAACATATTCAAATACTTCATCAATTGCTATATATTGTGCTGTTGCGAGCAACTCAAAACCATTCTTACAACCATATTCGTTTATTGCTTTATCTAAATAGTAAACATTAGAATTATCACTATGTAACCATTCTGTTAAATCATAAGTGTAAATGTCAACCATACTATCAACTAGCTCGTGTCTTATATCATCGATATCATCTATATTTTCAATATCATAGTTTAATAGGTTTTCTAGTATACATAGGTAAGTGCCATATATATAATCCTTGGGATATGAGCCCTCGTGAGCGTCATATACAGATTGTTTTAAATCTTTATCAGCACTATCTTTTAGAAACCATATTGTTGAATTATCAACTTGTTTTATGATAGGTTCAAAATCATTTATATAACTTTTTATTTTTGTTTTTATTTTCATATAACTTCCTTATAAATTATTACTATAACATTATAATATCATATGTAACAACACTTGTCAATGATATTAAATGCTATATAACGCCCACCTTAATGAGCGCTAACAACACTTAATGCCATATGTAGTTATATTCTTTACATTTACTCACAGCGATGTAAAAATGCTCATCATCGTTGCCACCCTCGTAGACATCATAAGAATAAAAAAATGCTAATATATCGCTCTCTGTGTATCCACACATATTAGCTATTAAATTAAAATCGTTGTCATTTTTATATACAGATTTTAGTTCTAATTTTTTAACTATTTTATTTTTTATAGGTTTAAACTCTTTAATCATATTTACCCCTTATTAAATTATTACTAATGATTTTAAAAATCATATTCAAAGGCATTTTAAAGCATTAAAACGCCCTTGATATAACTTTTAATCAAAGTCCTTTATGTCTATAAGCTCGTAGTATTCATTAAAAAAGCACTCTTTAACCTCGTAGCTTTTATTGTAGCCTAACGCCTCTAACTCTTTTATAAAGTCATCTTTACCGCTAAAAATAGGGTTTTTAACCTTTATTAAACCTCTTTTATGATCACCATTAAACTCATAAACAGAATATAAACCGCTTTTTAAATCTTTATTTAAATAAAAAATCATTATTTACTCCTTATAACTTGTTACTTTATGATTATAAAAATCACATTACAAGGCGTTAGCGATATAACGCCCTATATCTAACTTTTATTTAATGTACTCCTCCACCTCTTTTATGGCGTCTGGCTCACTTTTAAAGCCCTTACGTTCATCACCCTTTAGCTGTCCGTATCTGTGGTAGCCGCTTATATTTTTATAGCCTTTGCTCTTTAAAGGTTCTATAACTCTATCCTCGCTACCATAAAGGCCGCTAAAGTTGATTGTTTTATAGCTCTCGCTGTCTTTTATGATTGTTAGAGTAAAATACTCACCGCTACAACCATAGACGCCAGCGCTGTAGCCAACCTTGTTTAAAATGTAGATCATTTTTAAACTCCTTATATTTAAAACTTGTATACTATACATAAATATACTATATATAACTAACAATGTCAATACCCTATATAATTATATTGATCTTAATTTTAAAAATAGTGCAATAAAACGCCCGCAAGATGTAACCCTATATATATAGTAATACTATTATACCCTTATACCTTTTTTATTCTTTTTATTGTTTTAACCTTTTTTATTGTTGTTACCTTTTTTTATGCTTTTTTTAAAACCTTTTTACGCGTGTTGTTACCTTTTTACGCTTTTAAAATAGGCTTGTGTATAGTTTTACCCACGTCCAGCCCTTGCTTTTACTTATGACACTTTACCCATTTTTTAAATAAAAACGCCTTAAAACTCAATTTTACGCCTTCCTTTTTACATTAAAACCCATAAAAAACCCGTAAAAACCCTATATATCTTACTTATATTATATATAAAAATGATATAAAAGTAACTTATAGTAAAAAAATCATAAAAATTAAAACATTGATACAACGGGTAAAAGTCTTAATCGCTACTGCGTGCAGTACAAAGAGCAACGCAACCTATAGTAATGTAATAATAGGCAATAAAAAGCCCCCTATTGTAAGGGGGCTTAATATCTTTAATCGGTTATACTATCAATATAAGCTTTAGCGCTTGCTAGTGCGTCATCATCATCATAAATAGATACGCAACTATCTATAAGATCGTGGCTTACGTTACCGCAACAACTACAGGTATTATCTTTTAATACTTCATAAGCGTATACATCGCCATTAATATATTTATTATATAGATCTAACTCATACTTATAGGCTTTGATTATATTCTTTTTATGCTTTTTTATACCCATTTCTCTTATATTGCCGTCTGTTGTGGCTATAACGCCTAAAACGCCGCTATCAAAGGTACAGCTAAAAGAACCTAATGACAAACTTACGCCACTATGTATATAAGCATAGATAGGCATAATATATTTGTACCCACTAGACTTTAAGTCTTTTATAAGTTCATCTATATCATCGCCTTTAGATATATCACTATCATACCATTCAAAGTTATAACGCCTATGATTTAGGAATAGACAACTCACGTTGCTATTTTCACGTGGAGAATACGCGTATTCATCGTAGCTCACTATAATTTTATAACCTTTATATTCCTCATTATGTACTTCCATAATATTCCTTATTAAATTGTTAAACTGCTACTTATATATATAAGTATAGATATATAATATCATAATGTTATGTAATGTCAATAGGTTATATATCTATATATAATAGGGTACGCGTGTAAAAAATATAAGGGTAGATATAAGAACGTAAAAAAATATATACGTATATATAAGGTATAGGGGGCAACGTGGGGGGGGCAAGCCCCGCGCGAATATATAAAGGAATAACATCCACTGTTCCCCACACAGCCGAAACCATTCCTATATATGACAAAGTGATTTTTGGATATGACAAATGATGAAAGCACATTGTATTGACATATGTTAGTTATGTGATATATTGTGTGTATGTTAGATTTATTTATAGGGAATCCTTCAGTATTACCATTAAGAATATTTATGCTGTTTGCATTTATGTACGGCTTCTCAGAGAGAGTTAGGTCAGCTACTGATTCATCAGCTAGGTTATTACTAAAAGCCTCTCAGAATCTAATTTTAGGGGTCTGGTGGGTAATAAAATATCCTGCGTATATTGCATTGTGGATAGGTATGAATGTAATCTTCCCACTAACCTTTTTAATTGGAATAGGTATGATGATTTTCTTTTTATTACCAATACTTGCTTATGGGGTATTTGAAGCCATAGTAGTCGTTACTAAATTATTTTTATTTGGAGTATGAGAAACATATGAAAAACAAAAGAAGAAGTAAGAATTGCGTAAACCATAGGGCTACAGAAGCAGTACTAATATTTTTTGTAGGTTACATAATGCTAGTTCCACTAGCAGAGTATGGCCTATTAAATATTTTTGATAAGTGGGGAGCACCAGGTTTACCAATAGTTTTTGTACTTTTAACTGCTTGGTACTACCCATATACTACTTTTAATAAAAGTTTAATAGGTTCAGCATTATCTTGCCTATTTTTATTGTTCTTCTTTTCTAATCCTCTTGGTGGTGTATTACTTATTATTTGTATCTGTCTAGTATATTTAATTTATTCAGAACTCACAGGCTGGTAGTGTTATTAAATTATTTTTATTTGAAGTATGAAAAAGAGTTATATAAATCACAGACCCACAGAGGCATTGCTCATAATTTTTGTAGGTTGCATAACCCTAGTACCACTGGGAGAGTATGGTTTGTTAGATATTTTTGATAAGTTGGGTATGCCAAAAGCACCAATAATTTTTGTACTCTTTACTGCTTTAAACTATTTAAACTTTAGTTTTTGTATAGCCCTCATACGCGGAGCATTATACACTCTATTTTATTTGTACTTTATATCTAATCCACTTAATGGTGCAATACTTTTAATATGTTTCTTCCTTTGTATCTTCCTTGCATATTACTTTTACTTAAAACTCACAAAGTCATAATGATATAATCACTTTGTGAAAGTTAAACTACACAAAGGCCAATACAAAGTCGTAACATCTCCTAAAAGATTTAAGGTAATTGTAGCTGGTAGACGTTGGGGTAAATCAGTTTTAGCAAGAATGTGGTTATTCAAAAAGGCTATGGATACACCAGGCACTTATTGGATTGTAGCTCCAACCTATGGTCAAGGTAAAGAAATCCATTGGAAACAAGGACTTCTTAGCGAAATACCCAAATATGTAATCAGAACAAAGAATGAGCAAGAACTTGAGATGGTACTTGTTAATGGTAGCCGTATAGCAATTAGATCAGCAGAAAATCCAGACAGATTAAGAGGTGTTAAGTTAAATGCCCTTGTAGTAGACGAGATAGCTAGTATAAGAAATTGGAGATGGTTATGGGAAGAGGTATTAAGAGCAACCCTAACAGACTATGAATCACCTGCACTCTTTATTAGTACCCCAGCAGGGTACAATCACTTCTTTGAATTGTATCAAAGGGGGATAAAAGGTAGTGATAAGTACAATGAAGACTACGAAAGTTTCAGATTTACAAGCTATGATAACCCAAATGTACCATCAAAAGAGATAGATAAGGCAAAAGAATCACTTACAGAAGACACATTTTTACAAGAATATATGGCAGAGTTCAAGACATTTACAGGTCTTGTGTATAAAGAGTTCCAAAGAGAGGTTCACGTAGTAAAACCCTTCAAAATACCAAGAACTTGGAGAGTATTTAGGGGTATGGACTTTGGTTCTAACAACCCAACAGTGTGCCTATGGGTAGCATTTGATGAAGATGACAACGCTTGGATAATAGATGAGCACTATGAACAGGCAGAAACCATAGATTTTCACGCAGGACAGATAAATGCGAAGACATCTACCCCAATAGCAGGTACTTATGGTGACCCTACAGGTACTCAATGGCTAAGAGAGTTTGCAAAAAGGGGGGTACATATTAGTAAAGCAAACAAAGAAACAGGAACTACCCGTCAGCATTGGGTTTTGTACGGTATTAACCTAGTAAAAGAGAGATTAAAAATAAAACCAGGTCATTTTGTAGACAATATACCTATGGAAGATTCAGCAGGTATGCCTAGAATGTTCGTATTCAACAACTGCAAACACCTAATACAAGAGTTTGAGTCATATAGGTGGAGAGAGAAGCTACCAACTGCACCACAAGACTTGAATGAACCCGATACTCCAGAAAAAGCAAACGATCACGCTATGGATGCACTAAGATATGTGATATGTTCTTACAAAGGTAAGAGGAAGACTACTGTATTTGAGCAATGGAAACCAAAGCAATGGAGGATTGGTATATGACCGATAGCACCAAGCAATATATTGAAATGGTAAAGACACTAGACCCAGAACTTTATGAGATAAAGATAGCTCTACTTGAAACACAGGTAAATCACGAGATATTACTACACCTTATTAGAAGTCTTGCACTAATTAAAAGTGGTACAGGGTATGGTGAGATAGCAGTACAGATAAGAAAAGGTAATGTAGGTTTAGTAAAGGCAACAGAGAACATAGCATTAGATTTACCTATTGTATAATAGTGTATAATAAATGTAAGTTAGAAACTTGGCACCTATTATTGGTGCTTTTTTTATGCCAAAAAACAAGAAAACATTAAAAGGAACATCAGAAGAATTAGATATATTATCGCAAGTGTTAGGACACTATGACCTTGCAAAAGAAGACTTAGATATTAGAAGACCAGACTTTGATAGAAAAGATGAATTATTTAGGTCATACATTGACGAGAGTAAGTGGCCATACCAATCTCTTGTATTTGACCCAAGAGTTTACACATCTATATTTGAAAAAACATCAAGATTACTTGCAAGAAAACCAAAAGGAAGACTTGTACCAAGAGAGAGTGGGGATACATTAGGAGCATATGTTTCTAACGAGCTACTAAACTTTCAATGGGATGACAACGAGAGAATAGCAAATATGCCAATGGTTGCGAAATGGGGACTAATGGATCAGAATGCCCGTAAGTACGGAGCATCATTTGCACTTGTTAAGTGGCATTATGAAACAATAGTTGATAGAAAAACCAAAAAGAGAAAGACATACTATGATGGCCCAGACTTTATACCTTGGAACAACAGAGATGTTCTCTGCGACCCATCGCACCCTACAATAAAGAATTGGATACAACTAAGAGATTATGTATCCATACAAGATTTAAAGAATGTAAACGACACAGCAAAAACAAAACCTGTGTATAAAAACTTAGACCTTTTAATGGAGTCAATCTATGAAAAGGGTGGGGATACTAGAGATAGTAACTACACAAGTAAAAACCTAGCAATTAAAAACCTAGACGATAAGTTAGGTAAAGATGAGGTATTTAGAACTGTTGAAATAGTTACTGAGTACAGAAAAGATAGGTGGATAACATTTGCACCAAAGCACGGGGTTATTTTAAGAGATATTGAAAACCCATACGACCACAACCAAATACCTGTGGTCTTAATGAAATATTATCCAATAGATGACGACATCTATGGTTTATCTGAAATAGAACCTGTTGAGAAATTGCAAAAAGCAATTAACGCATTAGTCTGCCAATACATAGATAGTGTAAATATGGGTCTTGCTCCTATAGTAAAAGTTAGAAGTACAGGTGTCGAAATGCACACATTAGAGTGGGGTCCTGGTAAGAAATGGATTATGGATGATCCATCAGATGTAGTTGCACACGAGCAAGGTACAGCAGGTATTGCAGAGTTCACATCAACATATAGATTTTTAGTAGCAGCCTTGCAAGAAGCACTAGGTGAAACAAGTGCAGGTATTAGTAATGTAATGCCAGGCTCTGGTGATAAAACAGCAACAGAGGTAAAAGACCTTGCCTTGCAAAGAACAGCAAGGGATAACTACAACCAAATCTTCTTATCAGAAGCACTTAAAAAACAAATGCTCTTATGGCACAAGATGAATGTACAATTCTATTTCAATCCAGAAGAATCACAAAAGGTCATTAGAGTTGTAGGTAAAGAAGCAGTTAAATATTTTGAAAAAATAGGATTAGAAGGATACACACTAAGTGCAGAGGCAGCAGACCTACTAGCAAGTCCAGAGATAGCAGACCTTGGTATTGCACCAGAAGAACTACAAACATTATCAACCCCTGTTGAAACAGAAGAAGGTACTGTAAGTAAGTTCACAATGGAACCTGGAACTAATGAAGGGTACTTAATAGTAGAACCAGAAGACTTATCTGGAACTTATGACTACATACCAGATATTGAAAGTATGTCTGTACCTAGTGAAGCAGAGGCATTAAGGTCACAAAGAGAGTTAATACAAACAGTATTAAATCCAGCAGTAGACCAAAGGCTAATGTCACTTGGATACCAATTAGATTTAAAAGAGTTATTAGTAAATTACTTTGAACAACTTGGTTTAAAAGATGCTGAAAAGTATTTCACCAAGGGTTCAATGCAACAAGGAATGATGCCAAATGAAACTATCACAGGAGCAGGACCGATTGCTAAAGGAAGCTCTCTTGGTTCAGAATATGACCTCTACGGAAGGATGGCAGAAGGTAATCAAACCCCTACTGACCAGCAAATTATCTAATAGTTGGTTAGACCCAAGAAAGACAAGTGATGAAAAAGATTTCTTTCATCAATACATAGTAGCTTGGGCAACAGCAAATGCTGTAGATGAGATTTTAAAAATGATTGAAGGTTATGAGGAAAGAGTAAAAAGTTTAAGGGCAAAGCAAAAAGAAGACGAGCCCTACAGGATAGGACAATAATATGCCAATGGTAAATGGTGCAAAATACCCGTATACAAAAGCAGGTAAAAAGAAAGCTGAAATGGCTAGAAAGAAAAAAGGTAAAAGTTTTGGTTCAATGTTAAAAGGTGGCAAAAAGAAAAAGTATTAAACAACTAAAGAGTATGAAGAACAGTCTTGTTAAGAATATCGCCTTAGCAAGAAGGTTAGGTAAGTCAAAACCTAAGTCTAAATCTACTGTTAGTAAGAAGGCTTTTAGCAAGTTGAAAACCTACAAAAAGAAATGAACATTAGAAAGACTACAAAAGGTAAGAATAGAAACTTTAGAACTGTTAAAGAAGGTGCTGGTATGACAGCAAAAGGTGTTAGAGCATACAGAAGAAAGAACCCTGGCTCTAAACTTAAAACTGCTGTTACTGAAAAAAACCCATCACCTGAAAGAGCTAAAAGAAGAAAAGCCTTTTGTGCTAGGTCAAAAAGTTGGACAGGCGAAAGAGGAAAGGCAGCACGAAAACGCTGGAAATGCTAATGCCATTTAAGAGCGAGAAACAAAGGAAGTATTTATGGGCAAACAAACCAAAGATAGCAAAAGATTGGACTGCAAAGTATGGAAGCAAACCAAGAAAAAAGTCTACAAGAGCTACCAGAAAGTCAAAGTAATTTTTGGCAAGGTGATAAGCATACTAAAGAAATAGTACATAAAGAGTGCGACCACAGCTTTGTGCATAGGAGTGCAAGAGAGATTGAGTGTGAAAAGTGCAGAGCTGGGTTTGTACTAACAAGAGAGTGGCACATTAAAAACAAAAAATTGTATTATAAAGATAAGCTTGTATTTTGATAGCTGAGTGCGTGGTAATTTAGATCCCGTACTTGGCTATTAGGCTATAAGCCTAAATGCCGAGTGGTATGCGTCCACTATAAAAAGCGACAGTAATAAATTGGCAAACAAGGACAAAATATGTCAGAAGAAAATAGGGCAGAACAAACACCTGAGAGTACACAGGTAGAGCCAATGCCTAGCTCAGAACAAACTCAGGAAGCAGAAGTTAAAACTGAAGAAGTGGTGCAAGAACCTATAAAGGAACAAGCAGTAACGGAACAGGGGGTAACTGAAGCAGACTTAGAACTTTCTAGGGAGGTTTCAAACCGAACAAGAGAGCAGTTCAACAAATTAAGAGAGCAGTTAAACTACTACAAGAACCAGAATACTGCTAATGAGCAAAAGTTGAAAAGTCTTTATGACGAGGATACAGGTCTTATTAACAAAGATGGTTTGAATAGTTTAAGTCAAACTGCTTACAGCGCTGAACAAAGAGCAAGAGCTGCTGAGGATAAACTCAACAGGTATCTTGACTCTCTTCAAGAGAGGGAAGCCTATCAAGAGTTCCCTGAGCTTGACCCAAATAATGCAGGTTTTGATAGGGACTTGCATAAAGCTGTAAGGGGTTACATTACAGATTCAATGGTTAATCCAATGGATTACGGTGGTAAGGAATTAACTATGGCTGAAGCTGCAAGGCTAATTACTAACATAGCAAATAAAAAGGCTAAGAAAGTAGAAAAGCAAGTAGCAAAAGAAGTAGTTAGTAAGTTAACACCAAAAGAAGAAGCTTCATTAGAAGCAAAGGGGAAATCAGATAGAGCCCCAATTGATATGGATAACATAAGAGAAAGAAGCCGAAAAGGTGACAGACTCGCAACCATAGAAAGATTAAAAAGACTATCGCAGTAGCAATTTGCCTTATAGAAAGAGGTGATTAGAAATGGCATATGGATTACAAACATACCAAGACAGTATAAGAAGGGAAGATTTGTTAGACATCATTAGTGATGTTTCACCAGATGAAAACCCTTTAACTACTATGTTAGGTACAAGTGATGCTTCTCAAACTCTACACGAGTGGCCAGAAGATTACATCTCAAGACCTATTTCAGTAGTTGGTACAATAGAAGGAGCAGAAGCTTCTTTTAGTGACCTTACACAACCATCAAGAAGAAACAACATAACTCAAATCATCAGACAAACTTTTAAAGTTTCTGGTACTGAAAGTGATGTTGATGTTGCTGGTATGGCTGACCCTTTTGATTACCAAGCTGAAAAAGCTTTAAGAGAATGGAAAAACCAATTAGAGTTCTCATTAGTAAATGGTGTAATGGCATCTGGTTCTTCAGGAGTCGCAAGACAAATGGCAGGATTACAAGCTGTAATTACAACTCACTCTACTGCTAGAAACTCAGGTACTTCTTTATCTGAAGCAGAGTTCAACGATATGGTAAGAGAAGTATGGACTGATGTCGGTAGTGAAGATGTATTTGACTTAGTATTAGTTCCTATGGGATTAAAACAAAAAATAAGTACATTTACAGCAGGATCTACAAGATACATAGATGCTTCTGAAAAGAGATTAGTCAAACCTGTAATGGTTTACGAATCTGATGGTGGTATCCACAGAATCTTTGCACACAAAGATGTAAGAGCAGCAGCAGGTACTGTAACCTTCTTAGGAATTAAAGAAGATAAATACAGAGTTTCATACTTAAGAAGACCTACTAGAAAAGAATTACCAGCAAATGGTGACTACAGAGCAGGAATGATTATTGGTGAAGCTACACTAGAATATATGGCTGAAAGAACATCTGTACAAAGAACAGGTTACAACATACAAGGATAATCTAATCAAGGGCCCTGATTAGTGCTAGGCAGTCACCTCGGCTGCCTAGTGTATAATGCAAGTATGAAGATGGTTACCACATCTGGAAGGATTGTAGAACATACCGACCTTGCTTATGTAGATAAGCTAATAGATTTAAAAAACACCAAAGACCCTTGGGAAGTTATGGATTTCATAGTTGAAACTTGGGCAAAGCAAAGACCAGGGGAATACCAATCTCTTGTTATAGATATATTAGAAACCCAAGATAATACCTACAATGATTACGGAGAATCAAAAGAAGGTAATTTTAGAAGAACAATAGACCTACCTATTTATGTTGAGAGAGTATTTAGAATACTTTACAGAAACACAGATTTTCAATTTGATAAAAAGTTTTATAGAAAGATGTGGAAAAGATACCCAATCTTTCGTGTAAGTAAAAGGAGCTAGTATGCCAAAGATTGCACTTGCAATGATAGTTAAAGGAGATGAGGGAGATAAACTTAAAAGATGTCTTGATTCAGTTAAAAATTATGTAGATGGGATATTTGTAACCATAACTACAAAAGATGAAAATGTATCAAGAGTAGTTAAAAAAGTAGGAACTAGCATCAAAGCACCCTACAAGTTCCACACTACTATAACCAAAAAGCAAGTAGATTTCATAAAAGACTTCGGTCTAAACCCATACATTAAAGAAGGGGATAAGATATTTGAGTTTGATAAAGCAAGAAACTTCTCTTTTGAGCAGGTACCAGAAGATTTCGAATACATACTATGGCTTGATGCAGACGACATAATGCTTAATGCACACAACCTACCAAAAGTATTAGAGATAATGGAGCAGAATAAATTAGACGCTTCGTACTTTAACTACCTTTACCAAGTTGAAGCAGATGATAAAGGTAAGATTAAAAACATACTAATACAACATCTTAGAGAAAGAGTAGTCAGAAGAGATGTATTTAAATGGGTAGCACCAATACACGAAACACTAATCCCACAAAAAGAACATAGGTCAAAAGACTTGAAATTATGTGAGGTAGCACATTTATCAGATGATAGCAGAATGCAAGAAAACTTTAAAAGAAATGTTAAAACATTAGAACTATCTATCTATCAAACACAAGGTAAAGACCCAAGACCTATCTACTATCTTGGTAAGGCACATTATGATGAAGGTCATTTATTTGGAAAACACGAGCACTTTGAACCTGCAAGACTACTATTTAACAAATACTTATATGGAGAGAACCCATCTGGTTGGGCAGAAGAAAGAGCACAATGCTGGGACTTTTTAGCAGAGATAGAAAGGGATCTAGGTAATGTTGATAAAAGTATAGAGTGCTCTCTAAACTCTTTTGCAGAGTACGGGCAGAATCCTGCAACATACATCTCACTAGCACTTTCTTACATTGATAAGAAAGATTACAAAAGAGCAGAGCATTGGATTAAACTAGCAACAGCATTCAAACAGCCCGAAACCACCCTAGTAACTAACCCAAAGGAATTACAAGGTAGGTCACTTGAGGTTGCCTATCATTTAGGACTTAACAAACCAGATCTTAATATGGCAGCAGATGCTGCAAAAGCAATGTATGAACTAGACCCAAATCAAAAGATATTTAAAGACAGATTAAACTTTGTAATGGGACTTCTTGAACAAAGGGAGTTAACAAGAGCCGCAGCCACTATCGCAAAGCACCTATCAATAGGACAAGCAAGTAAACTAAAACCCTTCCTTGCATCCTTGCCACAAGAGATAGCAGATAACCCATTTATGATTGACCTACATAAAAAGGTGTTCCCACCAAGAAAACATAATGAAAATGAGATAACAATATATTGTGGGCCTGGATTTACTAATTGGTCACCATCTCTTATGGAAAACCCTAATGGGTCATTTATGGGTGGGTCGGAAGAAGCAGTAGTTTATGTAACAAGAGAACTAGCAAAACTTGGTTGGGATGTAACAGTATATGGCGATCCAGCAGAAACAGAAGTAGATGAAGGGGCCACGTACGAACCCTACTACAAGTTCAACCCAGACGACACATTTAATATAGTAATTAGTTGGAGGCAACCACATCTTGCAGACCTTAACCTTAACTGCAAAGGCCTATACATTTGGAATCACGATGTAATAAATCAGATGGATTACACAAAAGAAAGATTAGATAACATAACAAAACTTCTAGTTTTATCACCAGCACATAGGAAAAACATACCTAACATACCAGACGATAAGATAGTAATTTCAGCAAATGGAGTCACTTATGAGAAATAATAAAAGAGTAATATACACATCAAGTTATGATAGAGGACTTGAGCATCTACTTAAAATATGGCCAGATGTAGTTAGCCAAGTACCAGATGCAGAGCTGCACATCTACTATGGCTGGGCACTCTTCGAAAGATTTTATGCAAACAACCCAGAGAGAATGGCTTGGAGGGATAAGATGAATAAAATGATGGAGCACAAAGGTATTACTCACTTTGGTAGAGTTAGCCAAGACGAGATAATGAAGAGAATGCAGGGAGCTGGTATATGGGCATACCCAACACACTTTTATGAGATTAGTTGTATTACTGCAATGAAAGCACAAATAGCAGGGTGCGTACCTGTATGCACAGATTATGCAGCACTAGATACCACAGTACAGTACGGGGTTAAAATATCAGGTGATATATACGACCCTAAGGTACTTGAAACATTTAAAAGCGAGTTAATTGCTATGCTTGAAAATCCAGAGAAACAAGAGAGCATTAGAGAGAAGATGATGACCTGGGCAATCAAGTGGTTTACTTGGAGCAGAGTAGCAGAGCAGTGGGATAATTTATTTAAAGGAAGGAAGGTAGATGGACTTATACCTAAAAGCAACTAAGAACGAAAAAGGTGAAACAGTATCAAGATGCCCTGAGTGTAAGAAAGAGATGAGAAGTCCTTACATAGGAGAGGTAGCATTTTGTAGTAGAATGTGTGAGATGAATTACAGATATAGAATGAGAAACAAAGATAAGTTCGGTCAAATATCTATATCACCAGATAAGGTTAAGAAGTTATGAATATAGCATTTGTTTATCACCACAAGTACGAAGATAAGTGGCGAGATGGTTTATGGGCTGCAATAAAACTATTAGAAAAGAACCACAAAGTTAAGTGGATAAACCTACACAACCAGAAACTAAAAGTAGCAAAGAAAGATTTTGTCTTAGGTTGGGGTGCTTTTGGCAGTCCTGTTGATAATGCGATAAAAGATTTACCTAACAAAAAAGGCCTATGTATTGCTGGTGTAAATATAGAACCACCTTATAGTATTAACTATGATGTATTATTTTATGAAACAGATTGGTTTAGAGGGCACCTTAAACACCCAAATGTAGTTAAGGCATTTGGTATCAATACAGATATTTACTACATCAAAGAACCCACAAAGATTAAATATGACTACATTAGTGTTGGTGCTTTTGCTGATTGGAAAAGACACGATAAAATCATAAATAAAGAAGGGATAAGAATCGTGATAGGAGAGGTGCAAGAAGATAACTTAGCAGAATCAATGAGAATAATAAAAAAACTTGTTACCAACGGAGTAATAGTTATGCCTATGCAAGAACCAGAGTTTCTTGCTAAGTTATACAGAGAAACAGAAGTTGCCTATATACCAGCTAATTTACACGGTGGTGGCGAAAGAGCAGTTCTGGAAGCAAGGGCCTGTGGTTGCGAGGTTATAGTGGAGAACGATAACCCAAAACTAAAAGAGTTGTTGTATGGTTCTATTTACTCACATATCGACTATGCAAGAGAGCTGGAGAAAGGGTTAAGACTGTGTCTGTAGTATACACAGGTGGTACTTTCGACTTGTATCACAAAGGACACGTTGATTTGTTACGCAGGTGTTACGAGCTTGGTGAGGTTGTTGTAGCCCTTAACACTGATGAGTTTGTCAGGGAGTACAAGGGGCTGTCGCCTGTAAATACCTACGAGGAAAGAGAGGCTGTACTTCTTGGTTGTAGGTATGTAGATAGCGTAATACCAAACGAGTTTGGACAAGACTCCAAACCGACCATACTAAAGGTAAAGCCAGACTATATCGTTGTTGGTAGCGATTGGCTAAAAAAAGACTACCTTGCCCAAATGTCTTTGACAGTTGAGTGGTTAGAGGAACAGGCAATTACACTTGTATATGTCCCACGTGTACTTAAATTATCAAGTACACAGATTAAAGAAAGGATGAAATGATAAGTGCGTTAGTATCTTCATATTGGGTAGATGGGCAAAAAGCAGAAATACTGCAAAGATGCCTTGATAGCCTTCAAGGTTCTGATGAAATACTTTCTCTTGTAACTCACCACAAATGCCCTCTTGGTTTTGCAGATGCTTGGAATAGGTTAGCAACTCTAGCCAAGGGGGATTTCTTAATATTTATAGGAGATAACAATACTTTAACAAGGGGCAGTTTATCGCAGTTATGTATCTCTGGCACTGTAACTTCCCCACTGATAAATGAACAGGGTCAAGAGTTTTGGGGTATGGTGTTTTGTATGCCAAGAGATATTTACGAAAGCGTGGGGTTGTATGATATGAGATTTAATAATGGTAGTCATTGGGAAGATACAGACCTTCTTAGACGTTTAAAAGAAAAAAACATACCACTAAAATCTGTACCTGATGTAAACTTTAATAGACCACAAGGTGGAAGAACAATAGACGCCACACCTGGTAATGAACATAAAAAAACAATAAATGCAGAGATTTTTATTAAAAAATGGAACTTATGATAAGCATACTTACACCATCATTATAGTAGTAAATTAGAAGAAGGAATAAAATGTTAGTAGTAAAAAAAGACCCTAGTTGGTTTCCAGCAGAGAACCCAAATCTTAAAGTTGGAGAAACAATAGAGGTAACAGACCCAGAGTATTTAATTAAAAAAGGAATAGTAACTGTATATGATAACAGTACTAACACCATCAAACAGAAATCTACAGGGACTAAGGTCAGTAGAAAAATCACTAAAAAGACAAAGAGTTAATTTTGAGTGGATTATAGGTAGTCCAGAAAAACCAGACCTTGATATAGATTTTATATGGATACAAGACCCACCTAAAAAAGAGGGTGATGTTTGGGTATTTAATAAACTAATGAACCAGATGGTTAAAAAGGCAAGTGGTGATTTAATAGTTTCTGTGCAAGACTTCACAGAGTTCTCACCAGATGCACTTGAAAAGTTTAGTTTTCATTATAATAACAACAAAAAGTCTGCTGTATCAGGTGTAGGAAATAAGTACTTAGATAAGTATTTTTTCAATAAAGTATGGCAAGACCCAAGAGAAAGAGATGACCAAGGAACTTTTTACGAAACATCATTTGATAATTGGGAAGGTAACTTTGGATCAATACCTAAACAAGCGATACAAGAGGTCGGGGGGTTTGATGAAGAACTAGATAAATACTTTGGTATGGATTGGTACTCTGTTAATTACAGAATACAAGCACTGGGTGCAGCAACCTTTTATCTTGACCAGACAAATAAAAGTTACTCGCTAACTCACGATAGGTACAAGGGGTGGGATGAAAACAATGCGATAAACGGCCCATTTCAAGATAGGGTAAAGTACTACGAAAAAGTAGGATATAGGTTGGGGTATAATTAAACTATGAAGATTGTTGATTTCAGAACAGGAGATACAAAGGTAGTAAGAGATACCTTTATAGATGAGCACAGCACAGACCACTCTATAAGATATAACAGACTAGCTAATCTGTTAGGTCTTGATAAGTATGCACGAATGAATAAAGACTTATCTCATAAGCTAACATTTTTATATAACAAGATGGCAAAGATAGTAGGAGATGACCCACACAAAGTAGCAGATGCACTTGAAGTTTTTAAAAAAAATACAAGGTCAAATAACCTTAATGGGAGAGAGATGGTTGATTCTATATATAGGATATTAAGACTAGAATCAGATAGAGAAGAAATGCTTGGAAGACTTAGAGAGAAACTAGAAGTAGAACAGCAGAAATCAGCAGACTTTCATAACTCATTTGTAGAAGATTTAGAAGCACCAACAGTAGTACAAGCAGAGGTTGCTTCAAAAGAAAGGTTAGATAATGTCAATGACTGAGCACCCTTTGCAAATGCAAAGAGAAGAACACGACCATACTCTGTATGCTAAAAGAGTAAATATAGTTGGCACAAGTGGTAACCAAGTAGATGTAACAGGAGATGGTAAGCTTGAAGTTAATGCCTCAGTATCTGCAACAATAGATGCAGTTGTAGATAAGTGGAATGTTAATGATATTGAAGAAGCATCAACTACAATCACATATATAGGGCAAGAAGAAAAAGATGGTGATTGGTATTTAAAAAAAATAGATACAAGTAGTGCTGCCATCTTCTCACACGCAACTGCAACAAACAACCCTAGTGTATTAACTTATAGTAATGCTTGGACATCAAGAGCAAGTATTACATACGGAGATTATTCCACAGCCTTCTAATGAGTTTAAGAATAGATAAAGTAGTAAAAGGTAATATCATATTTCACGACCACCCAGGCGAAGATGTAAAAGGTGGAAGTGTTGGTGGTGTTACACCTATTGAGAATGTTGTATTAGATACAAGCTACACTGCAACAGGTTCAGAATCACAAGGAACACTTTATTGGAACTCAGTAGATGGAACACTAGATGTAGTTTTAAATGGTGTTAACCTACACTCAGGACAACAATTATACTTTTATGGTAAAGCAAGTGGCGACATAGCAAAGGGTGCTTTAGTGCAATTTGCAGGAGTGCAGGGCGATCACATACTTATGAAAGAGTGCGTAGTTTCAGAGATACAGGCAAGTCCTACTTATCTTATTGGAGTTGCAGCAGAATCATTAACTAATGGTAATTTTGGATATGTTACTTGGTTTGGATATGTTAATGATGTTTATACAGATACACCTAATAATGGAGATAGTGCAGATTGGGTAGCAGGAGATATACTTTACTTTTCTAATACAACAGGTGGGTTAACAAAAACTATGCCAACAGTACCTGATACTAAAATAGAAGTTGCAGCAGTAACTAAGATTCAAACAGGTGCAAGTCAAACAGGTAGGTTACTTGTTAGACCAACAATCTATCACAAGCTAGAAGAGGCAAGTGATGTAGATACAACAGGTATTGCAGATGGAAATGTTCTTAAATGGGATAGTGCTAACTCAAAATGGATTGTGAGTTCAGATTTAACAACAACAACTTGGGGTTCAATTACAGGAACATTATCAAATCAAACAGACTTACAAACAGCATTAGATACAAAAGTTACATATCACGGAGAACACGATACAGACCCAGCAGTTACACCAGCAAATGGAGATGAGTATTGGAATAATTTAGATGAAAAAATACAAGTGTATATTGGTAGGTGGAGAGAATTAAATGGGGCAGATAGGTTTCAATTTACAGATGATAGCGATTTTCAATTCACTGATGATAGTTATTATCAACTAACAAGTTAAGGTATAATTTATATATGGCACAATTAACTAGCAGAACAGAACTAACAACACCAGCAGATGATGATTTACTGCACATAATAGATAAGTCAGATACAACTGATGGGGTTAATGGTACTTCAAAAAAGATACAAAAAAGCAATTTAATTTCAGGATTAACTGCAAGTGATATTACAGATTTTGATACAGAAGTTGCAAACAATTCAGCAGTAACACTAAATACTGCAAAGGTAACAAATGCAACACATACAGGTGAGGTTACAGGATCGGGGGCATTAACAATATCCGACAATGTTGTAGACGAGGCAAATCTAAAACTAGATACAGCACCAACTAACGACTATATTTTAACAGCAGATAGCACAGCAAGTGGTGGTATGAAATGGGCAGAAGCACCAGCAAGTTCTCCACTCACTACAAAAGGTGATTTATACACATACGATACAGATAATGCCAGATTACCAATAGGTACAGATGGACAAATGCTAGTAGCAGATAGTTTAGAAACCACAGGACTTAAATGGGTAGATACAGGAATTGATGCAATAAATATAAATGTTTTTACTGCAAATGGAACTTGGACAAAACCAACAGGACTAAAATACATAATAGTTGAAGTCATTGGTGGTGGAGGTGGTGGTGGAGGTGTCGAAGGCGACACAGGTGATACTGCTAACTCTGGTGGAGGTGGTGGTGGTGGATACACCCTTAAAAAAATACTAGCATCTTCACTTGGATCAACAGAAACAGTAACAGTAGGAGCAGGTGGTGCAGGTGGTACAGGAAACTCAGGTGGAACAGCAGGTGGTACTTCTTCATTTGGCAGTCATTGCTCAGCAACAGGTGGTAGTCAAGGTGGTGGAAATGGACCATCCCCATTAGTTCCTAGAAGAGGTTTAGAGTGTGGCGCAGGTGGTGTAGGCACAGGTGGTGATGTAAATGGTACAGGGCAAACAGGACCAAATGGATTTAACCTTGCGACTGCTGGATATGGACAAGTATCTGGTGGTGGTGGTGGTTCAATGTATGGTGGTGGTGGTGCTCAAAAAGTATCAGTAAACCAAAATGGAAATGACGGAATTGGATATGGTGGTGGTGGTAGTGGTTGTGCTACTTACGATAGTGTTGCCAACTACACAGGTGGTGCAGGTACAGATGGAGTTGTAGTAGTTTATGAATATATGGAGGCATAATGAAAGCACTAATACATAATGAAAAAATAATAGATATAACAGAAAACACTTACCCTGTTCACGAAAGTCTAATCTGGATAGATATGCCAGAGGGTGTAGAAGTAGGAGATGGATATGTTGATGGGCAGTTAGTTAAACCACAACAAGCAGGAGTAACTTGGGATGATATTAGAGCAACAAGAAATTACCTACTAGCACAGAGTGATTGGCACATAACCTATGCAACAGAAAAAGGTATAGCAGTTCCACAAAATGTTTTAGATTACAGGGACAAGTTAAGAGATATCACACAAGATTTTGCAACACCAGAGGAAGTCGTGTTCCCTAAGTTGTAGTGTATAATTTACATAGGTAGAAATTAGAAATTAAAACCGACTCTTAATGGGTCGGTATTTTTTATGGCAAATCATAGAACACAGAATGAAATAATAAGATTAGCAGCTGATACTTCTGACGCATCAAACGGCCCTAAAAGGCTTAGTGATATGCGAACTGCACTATTTGGTAGTAATAGAAGAACAGCAAGACTAGCTTATATAAATACAGATCAAACAAAACCACACGATAAGTGGGAGAAATACTTACGAAGTAAAGGAATAAATAACTCAAAATACACAGCAGAAGAAAGGGATGTCTTTCATATAACATCAAGCTACTTATGATTACATTAGAAGAAATACAAGCAAGAATATCAGCACTAATAGACCAAGATTCATCAGCACCAGATTATTCATCTGAGGATTGGCTTCTTAGAACTAGATATATAAATATGTCGCAAGATGAGTGGGCACAACTTTATGATTGGAGTGTACTCTACAAAGAATACAACACAATGACATCAACTCCTTCTAGCAATGTAACAGTTGCCTTGCCAACAGATTTTAGAAAAATATCAGGGTATCCTAAAGTACCAACAGGAAGAAGTACAGATGAGTTTCCACAAGTACTGCCACAACAAAGAAGTCAAAAGGATAAGAGCTCACCATACTTTTATGTTATGGGTGATTACAAAGATGGGTATTCAGCAGTATTCAACCCAGCAACAGCAAGTGGGCAGTTTGCATCAGGTGCTTCAATATACATAAACTATTATGCAAAACCTACATCAATGGTAAGTCCATCTGATGTATCACCTTGCCCAGATCCAGAGTATTTAGTTAAGAGAGCCACAGCTTATCTACTAGAATCAAGGGAAGACCCAAGATACCCTAGTGCAAAAGTAGAAGCTGAAAAAATCTTGAGAAGAATGCTTAAAAGAGAAACAACACATACTGAATCTCAGAATGATAATTCAAGAATTAGAACTGTTGAAGAAACAAGATATGGCTTTAGAATTGGTCGTGACTAATGGCACTATTTGATTTAAGAGATAGAGGTTACAACCCACCAAAACTTATTGTAGGTGATTGGGATAATTTTAGAAGAGGTCTTAACTTACTATTAAAAGAAACCGAGATACCAAAAGATGCTATGGCACAGGCTGATAACATAATGCTTATTGGTCGTGGTACTCCTACAAAAAGATGGGGACTTGGTACATACTATATGGCAAATGCAACAGGTGCTGTTAGAGGACTTGCTGGTTACTACAAATCAGATGGTACTAACGAACTTCTCGCAATAACAGATGCTGGTACATTAACAGTTAAATCTGGTGCAAGTTACATAGTTAGAACAGGTGCTTCTTGGGCATCAGGTTACCCTGTATCAATGACTCAATTAAACGATAATGTCTATATAGCAACCACTCAAAGAGAAGTTGTTAAGTATGACGGGTCGTCTTTAACAGGATTTCCAACAGTAGCTCAGCCTACTAATGTATTTGCAACACAAATATCAGGTGCTTCTGGTACATCAAGATACTCATATAGAGTTAATACAATTACAGTAAATGGGGATACCTTAGCAACAACAGCTTTTGAATTAGACAACCAACCAGAATCATTAACAGATGGTGCAGTTAGAATATCTTGGACACCAGCTTCTGCTGCGTCAGGGGTTATTGAAGGGTATGGAATCTTTGGAAGAAACCTAGGTGATGAGAGATTTATTTCAAAAGTATATGCACCAGAAACCTCATTTGTAGATGACGGGTCGCTAATACCTGCTGAGTTTACATTCCCACCACTTGCAGATTCAACAGGTGGAATTGTAGCAGGTAACATTGAAAGGTATGACGATAGGCTAATCTACTCAGATATACCAGGAGATGAGTCAAAGATGGTAATAACAGGTAGAGTACCTAACCACGAGAAAACAGATGTTGCTAGTGGTGGTAATTATCTACGAATAGAACCAGATGCAGGTGACCCTATAAAAGCAGTAAAAGGTTTTGGTAGTAGAATAATTGCATTTAAAGAAAAGAGTATTTGGGATGTGGCACTATCACAACTAACTGTTGGCAACTTTGTAGTAACACAACCTTCTGCAACAATAATTACAGCAGCACTTGGATGTATTGCACCAAAGACAATACAAGCAGTTGAGAAAGATATATTTTATTTAACAAGAAAAGGCGTCTATGCAATAGGATATGAACCTAACATTTTAGCTGACGTTCTTAGAACAAACGAAATAAGTGCAGTAATACGCCCGTACTTTGAAAATCTAACAGCAGAGCAACTAAGAGATGCAATAGCAGTATATGCTGGTTTTAAATACATAGTGATAATACCAGGACTAAATCAAGCAGTAGTTTATGACAGAGAAAGATTTGCTTGGCTTGGCCCTTGGACTTTTGATGCAAACACAGCACTTGTATATTTTGATGATAATGGTAGAGAGAGATATTTATTAGGTTCTGATGATAGCCCATATGTTTATGAGTTATCTAATGAGTATGATTCAGACAATGGTTCTGCAATCAATATGACACTAAGAACTAAAAAAGAAGATTTTGGAGATTGGTCAGTTTATAAAACATTAAAAGACGTGTACTCTGTTTGGACAAATGTTGAGGGTGAGGTAACGGTAGAACTTAGAGTTGAGAACAGAGAAGGGCAAACTCAAACAATTAGAAGTTTTACAATCAACTCAGCACAAACACAAGGATCATCAGGTTGGGGTTGGGATACCTTTGGTACTACTCTATGGGGTGATAGCTCAGGTACCACAACAGTTACGGGATTTGATGAACTTGTTAAATGGTTATCTGTAAATAAGATAGCAAGAAGAGTACAGATTATAATTAAGACAAATAAAAAAGGTAGTAATTTTGAGCTTTTAGGTATTCAACTACAAGTCAGACCAATAGGTAGAGGACTTAAAGGCAAAGGATGGAGGGTAACTTCGTGACAACATTTTATAAAGCACCCAGCAAAAACTTTGTTCAGTTGAACTTAGATGGGTCAATAAACTCAAGTCAAGATACTATTAACCTAAATGACGCTAGTGATTTAAACTTCCCTGGTGCAATAGTAGTAGATAGACTTGATGCAAATGGTACCTCTACACCAGCAAGTAGAGAAGTAATAACTTATACAGGAATAACAGGTAATCAGCTAACAGGTTGTACTAGAGGTGTTGATGGCACAATAGCACAATCACACTCAGACCAAGCAAGAGTAGATACTGTACTTACTGTTGGTATGTATAACGACCTAATTACATCAGTAAGCAATGTTATTAGTACAACAGGCAATGTTACAGCTGAGGTTTTAGATCCTAAAGTAACAAAACAAAACCTAGTTACATCAAGTGATGGTGCAACAATAACTTTTGATTTGGATACAAGTAATGTATTCACAGTTACTTTGGGTGGTAATAGAACACTAGCACTAAGTAATGCAGATGTAGGACAAACATTTATTATAAGACTTACACAAGATGGACCAGGAAGTAGAACAGTAACTTGGTTTTCAACAATCAAATGGGCTGGTGGTGTAGAGCCAACACTTACAACAACAGGTGATAAAACTGACACATTTGGTTTTATATGCACATCAGCAGGAAATTATGATGGTTACATAGTAGGGCAAGGCTTATGACATATCTAGTATTTCATTTAGTAGGATACGATAAAAAAGACCAACTAGGAAACCTAGAAGATAAAGTAGTTATTAGACTTATTGATACTACTTATGAAAATGCACTTAATAGAGCAAGACAAATAATAGAGAAACCTTTTTGGTTATTAGGTGAAGTTATAGAGTACAAGGATAAACAAGATGGCAATAAGTAATGGTGTAATTTTTATCTGGACAGGAACAAATGCTAATATACCAGCAGGTTGGGAAAGAGTTACTGCACTTGATAGTAAATATCCAAAAGCAGTTGCTAATACGAGTACAGAACCTAATACAACAGGTGGTAGTGCTACTCACACTCATACAAGTCCAGCACACAGCCACACATTACAAAACCATACTCACACAATAACAATTAGTGGAATATCAAGTGGTGCAGGAAATGCAGGAGATTCAAGAGAAAATGCAACTGACCATACAGGTCACGCACCTTTTACTTCTGGGGCAGTAAGTGGTGGTGGATTATCAAGTGTTACATCAACCTATGCGAGTGTATCAAATGACCCACCATATTATGAAGTTATCTATATAACACCAACAACAGCAGTAGGAGGATTACCAAATCTTGCATTAGCATTAAGTGAAGATACAGGTTTCACAAACAACACAGGAAAATACAATGGATATTATTTATGTGACGGAACAAACTCAACACCAACCCTAGCAAACAAATACCTAAAAGGTGCAGGAACAGGTGCAGATGCAGGGGGTACAGGGGGAAGTACTACAAATGTACATACATTAACCCATACTCACTCTGTAAGTTTGCATACTCACGTTGCAGCAACATCTGGAGCAGCAAATGGATTTTCACAAAGGGATGAACCTGGTTCTGGTTTTGTAAGGCACGATCACACTCACCAAGTAGCTTTATTAGCACCAGCATCTGATCCTATATCAGCAGCAGATATTGTTTTAACAACAACAGAAACAGTAGAACCTGCATATAAAAAACTATTAGCAATACAAAATAGAAGTGGAACAGTTTATACACCAACAGATATTATTGGATTATGGTTAGGAACAATAGCAGACATACCAACAAACTTCGAAATCATTTCAACATTAAATGATAAGCATTTGAAAATTGCAAGTAATACAGGAGAAATAAGTAACACAGGTGGTAGCAATACGCACACTCACTCTGCACAAGACCACACACACACAGCAGCAGGAACACACACTCATACAGCAAATGGTTTAGAACACGTTTCAGGAACATCAGTATCTGGTAGTGATAATAGTGCTACAAGAGATTCTCAAGTACACACTCAGCCAACAGTTACAAATGAAACATCTGTATATAACACAGCAACGACTACAGCAGAAAGTAGTTCAAATGAACCTGAGTATAGAACAGTAGCTTTTATAAAATACAAGGGAGAAAAAGGAGCATCAATTCTTTTAAACTTAATATGATAAAAATAAATGTAGTAAAATTAAATAAATCGGAGGTGATTTAATATGGCAGAAAGAAGTCCCTACACAGGGGAAAAATTAGTAGAAGGCGTAAATGCCGATTTAAGGGGTGGGAAGCTAAGAGCAAGAAATCCTTATGAAGGAATATATGATGAAGCAAATAAAGCTTTAACAGATTACGCAACAAGTTTACAAGCAGACCAACCAACATTAGAGTCTGATATATCAGCACAAGGCGAGGCTCAAAAAAGAACAATAGAAGCACAAAGACAAGAAGGTCTTGGAACTATTGGTACTCAAAGAACACAGGCACAAGCATCTAGTGAATCAGCAATAGCAGAAGCAAGAAGAATAGCATCTGAACAAATGAAAGGACTACAAGCACAGTTTGGTAGTGCAACAGGTACAGGTGGATTTACAGGTGAGATTATGGGTAGAGAAACTGCCAGAAACATTGCAGGTACTAGAACAGCTCTAGCACAAACAATGGATCAATTAAATCTTGCTGAAACAAGTTTAATAAGAGAAGCAGATAATCAAATCTTTCAAATAGAAACACAAACCAATGCAGCTATTAACGATACAAGAAGACAACTTCGTGACCAACTAGCACAGATTAACTTGCAAAAAGGTCAGCTAGAAGCAGATAAAGCAACAATGAGAATAAATGCACTTCAAAATTATCAGCTAACACTAAGACAATTAGAGGCACAAAAGGAACAATCAATGATGCAGATAGAAGCAAACAAGCAATCAGCATTACAAAACTTTGAGTTCGAAAAAGCCCTAATAGCAGAAAGAGCTAGATACAGTACAAGTGGTTCTGGTGAAGTAGGTGATGATACTATTCCAATAATTCCAGGTACGGGTGAAGACGAGCCTATGGTAACTACCCAAAACACAGCACTAAACAGAATGCTTCAATTAGGTTTTAGACCATCAAATATGAGTATTGGTAATGTACGAACACAAGGAGCAAGAACTACTGACCAAGGAGTTAGTACAGGTTATGGATTTTAATTATGGCAGTAAATGAACAAGCAAGAAGAAATGCCCAATTAGCACAAGGTATGTCTACAAGACAGACCCCTACTTCTACTGCTACTGTTCAAAGGTTACAGTCAAATAATCTGCAAGACCGTATTGCTAATAAGATAAGAACCACATTTCCTCAAACTGTTGAGAGGTTAAGAAAGTTCGGACAAACGCCCGTTAAACTAACTCAGTCCGAACAAAACCTTTTAACAGATGCTCAGTTTATTGCACAAGAAGCAGCAAGGGGTGGTTCTAAACTTGTTCCTTTTGTAGGTAACTACTTATACGAGAAAGCAATAAAGCCTAGTATGGGTGGTGAGTTAGCACCTGCTACCAAAAGAGGTGAGATGGCAGGTAAGGTTGCTTACGTTGCCCCAGCAGCAGCAACACTAAGAGCAGCTCCTAGTATGGGTCTTAGTTATGGTGTAAAGTCTGCTACATTATCAGGTGTTTTGTCAAAAGCATTAGGTGGTTCTTTTACAGAAGGTGCTACTGAAGGTTTTGTTAATGCTCCTGTAATAGGTATGGTTGGAACAATAACGAATCCAATAATTGGTAAGTCAGTAGCTTTAACAGGCAGGAGTATAAAAAACCCTTTTACAAAACAACTTGCAACAAGAAGTGTATCTTCAATACTTAACATAGCAGAAGGCGTACCAATGGATATGGCGTTAGGACAACAGCCACTAACAACCCAATCTATTGTAATTGATGGTATATCAGGATTTTTGCTAACACCTGGTGCTAATAAAGACCTTGTTGATTCTGTTTTAGATTTACAAAAAAATAAATTAGACGCATCTAAAAAATCTATATTAAAAGTACAAGAAGCATTACAAAAACCAGAAAGCAAAGAAATTATAAAACAAGCAAGTGACGATATAGAAAGTGGTAAGAGTGTAGGTCAAATAGAAGATGAAGCACTAGGATTTAAGCCTGGTGTAAAACAAGAGTTTGATAATGCTCTACTTAAAAAAGACAAAAACACTATAATTAAATTGTTACCAAATGTGCCAGATGAGTATAAGCAAAGATTTAAAACAGAAATAGAAATTGCTACAGGGCAAAAACTACCAGCACCTACTAATCCAAGAACACAGGCTCTTTTAGATAAAATTATTAGAAACTTTGAAATAGCACAAGAAGCAAGAACAAAACAAGAAGATATATATACAGAACAAAGGGCTAGAAGAGTTGCAGAAGCTGAGCAACTAGGAGAAGAATTAACAGGAAAAAAATTACAAATAGCAAGAAAGGGTGTCTTGTCTGGGGAGTTTGATAAGGTAGAGATGAAACCAGAAGACACAATAACAAAGGAAGATGTAGACTATTTATTTAATGAAATAGAAAACATAAAAGACTTAACATTTTTTGAAAGACTAAGAGCAAAAGATGCTCTTGAACAATTATTTACAGAAGGTAAGCCACCAATACAATCAGACCTTAATATATTAAAAAGAATATATGGTGAGAACTTCGCAGATGAAGTTAAAAAGAACTCCAAATCTTTTAGAGGACTTGGCGAACAAATTATTGAAACACTTGGCTTAACAAGAGCACTTACTACAATAGGTGATTTTTCTGCAATATTTAGGCAAGGATTTTGGTTTTCTACTAGAAAAGAGTTTTGGAAAAATCTACCAAAGGCTTTTAGATATGCTTTTGACCCTAACTACACAAGACAACAAATGGAAGCCATTTATGAATTAGAAAGTATTAGAGCACAAGCAGAAATACCTGTTGGTCAAAGACTTGCTATAACTGAATTAGAAGGTGGTTTATCAAAGGGAGAAGAGGCATTTCTAGGTTCTGCAATAATAAATAAAGTACCTGTACTTGGTAAGATAGCCAGAGGTTCCGAAAGGTCTTATGTAGGTTTTTTGAATAGTTTAAGAGCAGCAGCTTATGAAACTATGTATCAAGAAGCTAAAAAGTCTGGTGCATTAGATGCAGACCCAAAGCTACTTTCTAAAATGGCTGAGTATGTAAACTCAGCAACAGGTAGAGGTAATCTAAATGACTTACCCGAAGCTGCACAAGGGATTATGAATGCAGTATTATTCTCTCCAAGGTTGCAGAAATCAAGAATAGATTTACTAAACCCCCTTAAGTTTCCTATGATGGGTTCTTTTATTAGAAGACAGTATGCTAGGGATTTAATAAGCAACGTTACTTTAGGTCTTACTGTACTTGGACTTGCAAAACTTGCAGGTGCAGAAGTTGGTACTGACCCAACAAGTGCAGATTTTGGAAAGATAAAGGTAGGTAATACAAGAGTAGATATATGGGGTGGTTTTCAGCAGTACGCAGTCTTGCTATCAAGGCTATGGTTAGGTAGAAAAACATCATCGGTTACAGGCATTGAATCAGAGTTTACAGGTGCACTAGATATATTAAAAGGGGATTTCTCAAAAGGTTCTGGTTTTAACCCAAACAATATGCTTACCATACTAACCGACTTTGCAGAAAACAAAACAAGTCCTAATACTAGACTAGCACTTTCCTTATTTAGAGGATTAAAAGATGCAAACGGTAACAAACTAAGCCTTACAACAGAGGCTTTAAACATAACAGTTCCTTTAATATTACAGCAGTTTGTAGAAGCATATGAACAAGAAGGTCTTGGCTTTGCTATTGCAACAACATTACCAGCAGCAGTGGGTTTTAATGTTGCAACTTATGGAGAACAAGTACCAAGAATCGGCGAAACAGAATCAGGAGCACCTAAAGTTGAGTATGCTTATGAACCTACATTTGGTGACATTGTTAAAGAGAAACTAGCAGGGATTCCATACACGACCCTATCACAACAGGAACAAGAAGTCCTTATAGCAAAAAGAGATAGAGAAACAGCAGAGAAGTTTGCAATTCAAGAGGCTAAAAAGAGAGTAAAGAAAACAGGAAGAACAGAGATAGTTGCAGGTAAAGAGATAAGGCTTGTACAAGGAGAGCCAACAGAATACAAATTAAAAGAGCTAAGTTATCAGCCACAAGATCCTGCTATTGCTGTTGAAGATGACATACTAGCAGAAGGATTTTTTAGAAACATAACAGGCTCAGAAAATGTACCACAAGAGTTACTAAACTATTTAGATAGAAGTCCTGAAAGAGCAATATCTAATAGGGTAATTGCAAAGATATACAAGAACGACCCTAATATAGTTAAGTACTTAGAAGACAGGGGGCTGTTTACTGAGGATATGGCAAACCGAATTGTCTTAGAAAAAGCAATAGAAAACCCAGACCAAGCACAGCAGATAGTTTATAAAAGATTAAACAACCTAGTTACAAGAAAAGAAGAGATAGGAACTGATGGTGCTAACTTAATACTTACAGGAGTTCAAGAAGGGGTTATTGATAGAGAACTTGCTAACAAGATTGTATCTGACTACAAAGGTGCTATGACAAAGAGTGCTAAAAATAAACTCATAGGTGATGTTGCAGTATATAAAATGACAGAAAGAGAAGCACCTGTTACAGAAAGAGAAACATACCTTAAAAAATACATTAACGAAATTAAAACAACAGATAACGAAGTTGGTGCAGACGCTATTAACTATTTAATAAAACTTTATGAACAAGACTTCATATCTAAGACATCTATAAGAAAGATATTACAAGGCGAGTCTGCAACAGATTCGGCAATAGAGAAGTATAAAAAGTTTATAAACACAATAGAATGAAGATAACAACAGAACTACTACTAAAAATAATGACACCCCTTATAGCTGTTGCAATAGCATACGGAGTCATAGAAACCAAGATAGAACACTTTGATACTAGGATAACTAAGGTAGAAGATAAGATAGAACAACTAGATGAAACCTTTGTTAAAATAGAGATAAGACTTGCTGAGATACAAAAGGATATACAAGCATTAAATAATAAACTAGACGAAGTTAAGTAATTAACATATAATGTGATATATGAAACTAAATGATTTTATAAAAAAATATACAGGTGTTAAATGTGGAAACACAGATGCAAACTTCGGGCAGTGTGTTGGCCTTGCAATGTTATTTACCGAGAGCCTTGGTATAGGGCATACTTGGGGGGATGCCCACTCGATTTACTCTAATGCTAAGACTGCAGATTTTATAAAAATACCTAATAGTCCTAATGCTTATCCTGTTGCTGGTGACCTTATGTGCTGGGATAGTTCAATGGGTGGTGGTTATGGACACATCGCTATTGTTACAGAAAGTAATGCAGATGAAGATAGTTTCACAGTATTTGAACAAAATAGCCCACTAGGTTCTCCTCCAAAGATAACTAAATATACAAAGTGGAATGGTGTTATTGGGTGGCTTAGACCAAAAGTATTAGCAGAACAAACAGATGACTGCGATAAAAAGATTAAAGAGTTAGAAAAACAACTTCAAAGTGTAACTACTGAGAAAGATAAGTACAAGAGC